TTTGACCGTTGGGCATAATCATTTGCAATGACCACATCTTGCCAGTCTCATCAATGATGGGTATGAGCAAACGATCTCTGTGTATTCTTAGGTGGTGAGACTTAACTCCTTTGCTGTCTAGGTATGGGTGCGAGTCACAAGGACCTGCGGCATCCCAAATCATTTTTGCTTTCTTGGCTATCTTTAAATGTTTCTGCTCTTGGTCCTGCCTTGCTTGTTCTCTAAATTGTTCGAGAGCCTCATAGTTAACCGTGGAAGATTTCCTTGAAGATAGTCTAAAGTTATGGGTCTGCCCTGTCCTGTAGTCAGAGGCAAAACCAATAGGTGTGCCAAAGTTATCGTAATAAGCATAGTAACCAGACATAGCTCTCTTGCCATTGACGCTGGTGTATGCTCTTTGTGGTTTCTCTGGGTTAGGTTCCAGTGTTTCATTCTTTGGTTCAAATCCATGTTGTTTTAAAAAATCTTGGAACTTCGACATCGACTCCATAGTAAGCGGTTTGTCTTGTTCTTTATCCCACGATTGAATATTCTTTATGCCCATACTTGCCCTCTCATTGTTTCTTCTATATTATGTTATCTTGAATACCTTACAATATACTTTATAAGGAAACATTAAACAATAATTATTTTTATTGAGGAGAAAAAATATGGCTTTAACGATAAGCGAATCGGGTGGCGGAAACTTTGAAACTATCCCGGTGGGTAGATACAAAGCATCCTGCTATAGAATTGTTGACGTGGGAACACACAACGAAACCTATGAAGGCGAAACCAAAAAACGTCACAGCGTATTCTTATACTGGGAACTGGATGAGAAAATGTCAGACGGCAAACCATTCTCTATTATGAAACAATACACTTTGTCTCTCAATGAGAAGTCTGCTTTATACATACATCTATGCACATGGCGCAACAAGAAGTTCACTGAAGATGAACTTAAAGGTTTTGATTTAACCAACATACTTGGTTGTACTTGTGAGCTTGAAGTTGAATACACTTCTGGCGGTAACCCAAAGGTAACTGCTGTCTATCACCCAGAGGGTGGCGTGCAAAAGATTGCAACAGCAAACAGTCAGTTGGCTTTTGATGTCGATGAGTATGCCGCAGACAACAAACAAATGTGCGATGTCTTTGTGGAACTACCAGAGTGGGTACAAAATAAGATTGATGAATCTTTTGAGTGTGTTGCAGCAAGCAAGAAAGAATCAGAGAAGTTTTCACCAGAAGACAAAGCAGGCTTTGATTCGTTAGAGACTTTGGCTGATGACAAGAAGTCAATAGAGGACCAAATCCCGTTTTAACGGTTTGGGTTGTTGGGTCGAAATGAATGTACTTCATATTTGATTCTCCATATCGAAAGATTCAACAACCCTTCTTTTATATAATGAGTAACGTAATTAATATTGCAGACCGCAAAAACACAAAGGTGTATGAAGAAGGCGTGTACACAGATATGCCCTTCCCAGAGTACAACCAATTAGAAGCTTTCAGATCGCATGACTTATCAGCAATCATGAAAGACCCATACAGATATAAATACGAAGAGAAGCCAGACAGCGAGGCGTCCTTCTTTGTTGAAGGCAGGCTACAGCATTGTTTGTTCTTGGAACCACATGTGTTTGACGATGAGTTTGTCGTTGCGCCAGCAGTAGACAAAAGAACCAAGGCAGGCAAAGAAGAGTATGCAGATTTCTTATCATCGGTTGATGATAGAAGCATAGTAACCCAAGACCTGTACGACACCTGTGTTGCTAGGGTTGAGGTGCTTGATGCATTCAAGCCCAAGAAAGAAGACCAGACTGAGCTTTCAGTGGTCTTTGATTACTTTGGTCACCTATGCAAAGCTCGGTTCGATATGTTGCAGGACAATGTAATCATTGATCTCAAGACATGTCGCGATGCCAGTCCCAGAGGATTTAAGTTTGCGGTGAGAAGCTTTGGCTATCACCAACAAGCAGCTTTTTATTTAGATGCCGCCAAACATTCTGGCATGACTGAGGTTGATAGGTTTCAATTTCTAGCCATAGAGAAAGCGCATCCATATCCTTATGTGGTTTATGAGTTAGACGCTGAGGCTATTGAGTATGGCAGATCATTAAACGAACGGGCTTTAAATTTGTTGTTGCATTGCAGGGATACTGATATTTACACTCCCTATAACCTGCACAATCAAATTGTTCCCATCAAACTTACCGATCTGTAATTGGCAAAGAAACCATCCAGACCTGTACACGATCATTTGTATTGGGCTAACGAGGTATCTGCCTTCAACACACACAAGGAGCGGAAAGATTATTTAAAGCAGTTTGACTTTAGCCAAGGACACATTGATGCTATTACACATCTTTGTGTCTACTGGTTGCCCAAGAGAATGCACGCATTACCCAACAGGTTGTTGAACGCGGCTTACAAAGATTTGCCAAACGACACCACCCGGACAATGTTTAGAATTGGAATAGAAAATATGAGGAAAAAATTATGATAGTAAGATTTACACGACAAGAGCTTTCTGATTGCGAGCAAGCAGCTTCGTTTCGCTGGCAGTTGGCTAGAGCATCAGAAGTAGCCAATCAGAAAAAAGATAAAACCAGAAGTGACCGCAGCATTGATTTGCTTGGCATTAAAGGTGAGCTGGCGGTGGCTAAAGTCTTTCAATTTAAGCACGACATAAACAAAGGCGGCATAGACCAGAACATTGATATGTGGGACAACAACGTATCCTTCGATGTCAAAGCTACCTTTACTCAAGCCGGGCATTTAATATTTAAAAAGAAAGATTACTTTAAGTCTGACGTAGCTATCTTGGTTACACCGCATGACATTCCAGACTCAGTGTTTGTTGCTGGCTGGATAGGCAAAAAAGAATTCATGGAAAAATGTCAAGACATTGATCTTGGCAATGGTTCATGCCCAGCTTTGCCTAGCAATAAGCTAAGACAAATACCAGAGCTGTGGAAGTTCTTAACCATGAGAAAAGTTGGCAGGATAACCAACAGACTGTAGGCACAAAAAAAGGAGCCTAAGCTCCTTTTAATGTTTGGGGTTTGTTAAGCTACTTCTTCTTCCTGCACTTTCAAGAAAGCTTCAAGTATGCAGATAAGGTCCTGAGCATTTTCTTTTGTAACCTTAAGATCATAGTCTTCACGTTTTGATCTTGTTCTACCCGCTTTGTCTTCAGTAAATATTGTCTGACCGCCGCCTATAAACAATGCAAATTTATCTTTATTTTTACCATAATGATCTAACCAATGAGTAGGATTATCATTGCTCCAGTTAACACAAAAAACAGAATGGTTATCGTCTTTCATTTCGCGGTATAAATCGTATTGCCAAGGTTTATCTTTAGATATTTGCTCTTTTACAAATTCTATTTTTTTGTTTTTATCTTCCATATTAACTCTCCATTTGTGTAAGAACTATTTCCTACATACCTATAATAGCAAACGGTTAGATAATTGCAACACTTTTCAACACTTATTTAATCAGCAGATTTTGCAGTAATAATAGCTCCGTCTACCTCAATGTCATCAAACTGTAAGCCACTGATCTGCACATCTCCATGTTCAAAGATTACATCCCGGACCAATAACCTAAGCAAGCCAGCCTTCTGAAACAGGTTAAGCCTTGCGTACATTACTATCACCTCATCTGCTGTCATTTTGCTGGTGTTAATCAGCACATCATCTTTTTTTCCAAATATCATTCTATCTCCTTTTTAATAATTTAATTTTACATACCCAGACTTATTAACATGAGCCAGCTTTGTTTGCCTGTAGCCTCTGAGAAACCAACCGCCTTTGCTGTCATTGTATGAGGAGACTATGTCTGGGTACTCCACATCGCTCATGTTGTATTTGTCTTGGTAGTAACACTTGTATGCATAGATTGCTTTTTCAAAACTTATAGATTTACTAATCATTTTTAGTATTTTCGCCAGCTATTTTTCTTTTTATTAGCTCAACAAAACACCCAAACTTTTCTTTATAGCTTGCATCTTGAGCGGTTAATCTATCTTTAAGCTGACTGTTTAATAATCTGCTCATTTCCAATCCGTGTGTGATTTTTTGCGCTTATCGGTGTACTCATATTCCACCCTGTCACGATATGCTTTGTGCCTAACAACATTGGGTTTGCCCAACTCCTCTCTTTGCCAGCCGAGACTGGTAAGAATGTTTGCATCTTTTTCTTCTGTAAGTTTTTTTTCTTGCTCTTCAACAACGTCTTTGTACTGTGTCATAGTTTTCTCCTAGTAGTTAGGAACAACGCCAAGCGACTGCCCATTATCATCAAAGTTGGTGTAGCTGTTTTTGACCGAGCCGCCATCCGACATCGAATGCTCTGACATTTTTAAGTCAATGCCCAGAGGGTCCTGTTTGATTATTCCATTTCTTACCCAGCCCATTGGCAAGGATAAGCCGTTGCGCAGTTTGATTGTTTTCTCATCCATACTGCTAATGGTTGTGGTTACCGTGGTGATTTCTGGTGAATGAGCTGCCTCATAAGTCACTATAAATTCGTCACCCTTCTTCATATCTTTATTATCTTTTGTCATTTTGATTCTCCTATTAATTAATGAACAAACTCAAGACTACGCTCACGGGCATTAAATGTCAACACTTGTGAACACTTATATTATTTGATGATCTCATACACATAACCATGCACCTTCTTTGGTTTGTTTAATTTAATCTCATGTAGGTTGCCGTCTACCATGTTGGTCAGCTCCCAGAATGTTTCTCTCCCGGCATCAGCTATTAGAATAGTTCCTTTGCATTGGTCGATAACCTTAACCAAGTTCTCTATGTGTTCTTCCCAATAG